TCTGCCCATTTCTGTTCTAGAGCTGTCAGCTTTGGTTGCATAGGTTAATCCTCTGAGTGTTTATCAAGTTCGCTTTTCACAATACTTTCTGAAAGCCGAATACCTTCTAAACGCCCCATCAAATACCGATACCGCTCCATATCGCTGACACTCCCACCCAGCACAAGCTGCTGCGTGTCGTGTTCTATCTTCCTAATTTCTTTTAAAACTTTTTCAGCAAAAGTAAGCATGGTCATTTCCATGTAGGCAGAAGGTAGTCGCCACCATCTGAAAGGCGTCAAGCAGTTAGTAGATCTTTACGTCTCTGTTGCCATCTTTTTTCTTAACTATTCTCGGTTTTACCATCCCCCCTTCCTTCATTTTGCGTGATTTACCTGCCTCAGACAGGGCTATTGCAACCGCCTGTTTATTCGCAGCGGCCTTGCTCTTGGGGCGAGACGTGCCAATCGTGCCCTTATCTTCATACGATCTCATCGTCTCACCTATATTCTCACTGATAACCTTGCGGCTTTTACCTTTTTTAAGCGGCATTATCTGCCTCCTGTTGGTGTTGTTGGCGCAGGTCTGGGCGTCGTTATGCGCTCGCGGGCAACTTCAAAGCGCCCCTGAGCGATCTTTTCCTGCGACGCAATGCGCTCGTCGTTGGCCTGCGAACTCTCTTGGATGCGCATCTGCTCGTTCTTCAGCCCCTCTTGCTTGAGCTGTATTTCAGCTTGATCCTTGGCCGCGCGCTGCTGAAGCTCCTGCTCCTTGAGCGCGATGACCGGGTCAGGTGCGCCTGCACCCTCGCCAGAGAGCGTTGCCTGCATCGCCTTGACGTCCATCAGGTACTGGGCAATGTTCAACGAGATCATCGCCTCGCGCTGCATGTCGGAGACCATGCGATCTGGGTCGCTGCCGTACTGACGGAACAGCTCGGCCTCGGCATCCTCTTCCGCCTTCAGCTTGACGTGCTCCATGACGTGCTTCTGCAATTCTACCGCCGCCAGTGGGTTGCCCTGCACCAAGGGCGAGAGCCCCATGATCAGGTGCGAGGCAATGTGCGAGTCGTGCTGCTGGCCGGCGAACGCCTTGAGCTGCTTGCCGTCGATCGCATCGATGTTCTCGCTGGCTGGGTCTTTGGGCATCTGGTTGGTCTGGGTCTTGAGGATGCCGTCGATGTCGCGCACGTTCATCGACTGGTAAACGCGGTAGTACGCCTCGTACATGTTGTGCATGTTCGGTGCACTTTGCGCGAGCTGCAGCTGGGTCTGCGCCAAGGTAATGCGCTGCGCTGCTGAGAAGATATTGGGGTCAGCAACGGGCAGAACTGACACCTTGTTGTCAAAGTCAGACTTCTTGATTAAACGAGATGCTCCCGGTACATCATAGGGGTACTCGGGGGGCAAGTACTCACCAAAACCTCGGAAGAGCATCTCAAACTCTTGCGTCTGTGCGTAGTACAGGCGCTTATGGATGGCGCTCATCACCATCGACCCACGCTCAAGCAGCGCAAGGGTGGTACCCACTGCCGCCTGCTGGTTGGCGTCACCCACCTGCATGTCTGCAATGCTGGCAAGGCGGCGTCCGGCGTCAACGGTGAAGCTTAACAGCGCAAACAGGGTCTGGCTGGGCTCTTTGTAGGGCAGCGGCAGCAGTGATGAGGACAGTTCAGCCCCACCAGCGTCAATATCACGCCACTCACCCGGCTGGATTGGCTTATCATCGTCCGCAATCCGCGCGCCCTTCGCCTTGAAGCCCGCAGGCAGGTTAGACAGCGTGCCGGAGTCCAATAATTGACGCAAAGCAGAGGTTGCGGTCTTGGAAAGGCCACCAATCAGGTGCACAAAGCCCAAACCGTAGGCACCGAGGCCAGAAACCAGCATGTAATGCACAAAATACTCAATTCGCAGGTGCAAAGGGTCTTCTTCTGCCCAGTTTCGACGCACACTGATCACTCGCCCACTGGTTTCGTCGGTTGTGACCACATACGGAAGCTTGATACCGGTCGGTTCGCCATCTTCGTCCACGTCTTCGTAGCCGGGAATGTCCAAATCGACGTGAAACTCCAGCAACGCGATCTCTTCGGGCTCGCCAGCGGCCTGCATACCGGTAATTCGGTCAATGGTGGCACCAATTTGGTCTTGTGTGATGCCAGAACCGTCAGGAGACACCTCAATATCGATGTATTCACCTGCATAAACACGCTTTTTGAACTCGTTTGAGTCCATCGCAATGCGGTGCGTGATGCGCCGGCACTCGGAAATCACGCTCGAGCCGTGATAGGGGATAAAAAGGTCGTCGGCAAGCACCAAACGGCTGACCATACGGCCAAGTTGAGCATCGTAATACACCTTTTTGAAGGTGGATCCGCCATATCCTGTGTAAAACAGCAGCTGGTCGAACTCCGGCGTGTACTCTTTCATCACGGCGGTGATCTGGTAGTTCATGAAATCCTGTACACGGGCAGCCTGCTGCACCTTGTCGAGGGTTTCCTTGCCCAGCGTCTGCGTCCTGACAGGACCACCCGCTGGCATCAGCTCCTTAAACGACTGCGCTTGGAACTGGATAATGGCCTCGGTCAGCATTGGATGCACCACGCCCGACGCGCCACGGAACGGCTGCGTGCGATCCTCCATCTTCAGCCCCAGAAGGTCTAATCCCTTGGCGTACATCTCCTCCCACTGCCCGCGAGAGCTCTTGTCCGCGTCGAACAGCGCCTGCAGGTTGATAGAGATATCCCCAAGATCCTGCGGGTCGATGCTCTCAGCAAGGTTATCGTAAAAACCCAGCTCCTCATCGTCCATGCCGATCTCAATCAGAGCACTGCCGTCATCCTCAATGATGATCTCAATGTCCTGATCGTCGCCTACATCATATTCAACGATGTCGGAGTTCGGGGCTAAGTTTACGACCTTGTCTATTGGCATTTTTTATCCTAAATATCTGCGATTATCGTTGCGCACGCGCTCTACGTTGCTTTTTGCTTTTTTGGTAACGGTGCCGCCTTTGGCTTTAGTGATCACCGGGGTGCTGGGGTCAAAGGTGCCTACGTTGCCGATGGCTGACTTTATTTGTGTTGGCTTAAACGCAACCCAGTCATCACGGAGCCCTCCAAAGTCAGTTGTGCTGTTCTTTATTTGAATTCCGTCAAAACCCTGCTTTTGAAGTTCTTTCTTAACGGTGCTTGCTGACCTGCGACCCTGCATTCCTCCAAGAAAATCTTCATACGAGTCGTACACTTTTGGATTTTGAATGTTGAGGTAAACGGGGTACACCACCCCGCGTTCTCTTGGGGTTATTACACCTCGGGCAAACGAGTTAGCAACTTCTGGCGTGCTTCCAAACCAAGTGCCCAGCTCTCCGGGTATAAATCGTTTTCTTCCTGAGCTTATGTCTGTTGCAAATTGATCAAAATCTACATTGGTGCCGTGAAATACCTGCAGTGGCCGACCAGCATCATTAACTACTTTGCTCTTTCCAAAGAAATTTTTAAACTCAGGCGTCTGCGTTGGCACAGCAGGGGCGGGGGTAGGGCCTTCTAACCCTTGACGAGCTGCGCTGGGAAGCTCCCCCGTAACACCTCGCGGCTGTCGGATCATATCCACGCCGTCTTCCCCAAGGTCTCCCACGACCTCAAAGCCCCTGCGCTTATACCAATCAACAAGCTGTGGTGTAGTAAGACCTTTCCCGCTGTAGTTCTGTGCGGTCAACTCGACAGGAACTTCGTTCTTGTCCGCTACTTCCAGAATACTACGCAACATCTGCGAAGCGTTCCCTTTTCCGGGTTCAAAAGTGCGAATGTCTGACAGACGCAGCGTGTCCCCCATAGGGTATACCGTTGCTCCAGCCCCGCTGGTGACCATCTCCCGAGGATTAAGGGGGTTCTCCGCAAAAATCTCACTCAACTCATCCACGGCCTTGCGGGCGGCACTTGCGCCCGTTTTACCAAGTTTTATCACACCTCCGGCCACCGGAATCATACTCGCAGCACTGAGCAGCATGCCAAGTTTGTCTTCGTCTCTGCGCGCTCGCTCAAAGTCTCGAGCACCCTGCGCCGTACCGACGACAGGCAAAAAGCCCATGCCAATGTCAGCAACCGTCTCGCCAAGACCCATGTCCTGCGGAGTGTCCAACGACGTAAAGCGACCCAGCCGCTCCAGCATCGTGCGGCTTTCGGTCTGGGGATCTTCTGCCCTCTGCGCGGCCAACTGGGCAGCCCTACCCGTGCGGCCAGCCACCGCTGGGGCGCTGCCGCCTACGCGAGCCTCTCCGCCATTGGCAAAGCCAAGCAGGCCAGTCGCATCAACGCGCTGGCCTTCAGGCTTTTTTCCGATAACGTCATCTAGCATGCGGCGCGAGGAGGTGACTTCACCACCTTCTTTGAACGGGATGCCTTGCATAGCAAGGCGGTTAACCCCCTCTCTGCCAGAGCTATCCGACTGGTCCCATACAATACCAAGCGTTTTAAAGGGGCCGTCGTCGTTTTTTAACTCAATTTCCTTAACCTCAAACCCTTCCCCGAGATCTTTAACAACACTTTGCGCATTTTCAGGGAGGCGTTTATACAGCTGGGGCTGTGCCGAGTACTTTAATGCAGTAAGGGCGACAAAATTAAGCCCTCGTTTAAGGGCAGAGCCGATCGCGCCCTTTATCAACATCTGTTGCAACACATCAGGATTGGTATCCATGCCAATAAAGGTCTCATCAACAACCTCTGAAACAACCTTCTCAGGGTCGTTTATGCGATCCTTTATGTTCTTTATTCTAGTTTCGAAAGACGTCATCCTGTTGCCTTCTGAAATCTGAGCTTCTACATTTTGCTTACTTCTTTGTAGTAAATCATTTAGTTGCGCTTGGGCTTCGGGCCCGGGCGTTCTCCGAAGTGCTGCCGCCTGAACACGATCTGCATGGATCGCACCATCAAGCTCCTTTTTTCTTTCTCTAGCCGTCTCATAGCCTTTTTCGGCGGCTACAAGTCGTTTTTGCAACTCTTCGGGGTTCAAGGTCCGTGGACCACCCATCTCCCTAACCCGATTGGCCAGATCGGATTGAAGTTCGTGGACATAGATCCCCTTAGTAGGACCCATGCCCGGGATGTCGCTGGTTACCTCAGAGGCGCGGGTAAACGAAATAATGTTTTTTAACCCTCCCGTAACGCTCGTATGGCCCGGCTTGCCCATAAACCCCGGATTACTGCCTAAAGCAGGAGTGGCTTTTGTTCCTAAGGAAGAAAGCAAGCTTCTAAGCTCAGGGTCGTCCCTTAAAAGCTCCAGCTCAAAGGCCGCGTAGTCTTCCATACTTTTTTGAGAGGTGTTAATAAGCTTGCGCGTAATAGGGGTTACTTCGTTTTTAAAAAAGTTTTCAATAGCTATTGGAGAAGCCACTGCCCGAGTGTCAAGTTGGGGGAGTTGATCCGCACGAATAGGTGTCATCGACAGCAGCTCACCTAGCCTGTCCTGATATGAATAATTAAAGGCATTGACATAGGCTTTTTGTAAAACCTGCGGGGGCGTAAGGCCGCCTACCTGTAAGAGTCTGTTCTTTTCTTCATTAAATCCTCGGGGGGTACGGACGTCTTCCTTAACCCCGTCCTTAAACTCATAAATCTTTTTTGCATAAATATCTTGAGTTAGCTGACTTCGACGCATGCTTTCCAGTCGAGACAAGGTGCGCTGTGCAATCGGACTCGTGCTACCCTCAAACGCATTAATAAAGGGCTGTGCAAAATCATTAAGGCCGGGACGGGTAAATAACGGGTAAGCGATTGAAGAGGTTGCCATGTTGTCTGAGGGCAGCTCATTAAGCCTTGTAATTGCATTTTGTGCGCCTTTTACTACGTCCTCGCTCATTGAGCCGCTATCGGGCATCTTCAGAATAATGGAAAAGCCAGAATCGGGCTGTGTGCTAGTGCTCGTCTTCCAAGGATTGTCCATACTGGAGTACGGCATGTCTTTCATTACCCTCCTGCCCCACTGAACAGCACTATCCTCAATTTGAATAAGACTGGGGTCGTAAGCCGCCTGTAGCTTTTCGAGTATTTGTCCCGGGGTAAACTTTTCGTTAGGGCCAACCTCTCTCAATATGCGCTGAACTCTTTGTATTTCATAAGGCCGTGCAATCTGAACATCCTCTGAGCGAAGTTCAGACAATAACTTTGGCATGGTAAGGCTTGTTTCAGGGTCAAGGCTGCCTATGTACTCATCTAACCGGCCCACAAAAGGCTGTTCACGGGTTGGCGTATATTGATAAGTGCCGCCGGGATTAACAATGCCCGCCGTTGGCAAACGATTAAGTGCCCTCGATCCCATGCCGAACAACGGTACTGCGCCTGCCGCTGCTGTTGCTGAAATCTGACGGTAGGTGTCAGCAAGCGCCGTGTCCCCCGCAGCTTCCGCCTCATTGGCCATGTCCGAGTACTTCTTCGCGTCTAGACCAGAGCGGATTTCACCGAGAATAGGTATCATGTCTGCGATAAAGCCTACAGGATCTTGCTTGGCACCCTCTACCATCGCACCGCCCATTCCTACGACGTCAGAGCCCAGCTGCGCCAACGGGTCGTCGCTTTGCATAACGCCCCTGCCGTAATCAAGGACAGTGCCGGGGATCTGCGACGCGCCAGAAACAATGTTCTGCAGCATGTTGCGGCTTTCACTCTGCGATTCTGCAGTGCGCGCCGCTGATGGCGTGTTGTCAATGCCTTCCAGCTGGCGACGCAGCAGCTCGTCCAGCGGCACTTGCTCCTCGACAGGGGGCGGGGTGTCCTCTTGGATATACAGCGGGTCACTAGGGTCCAATGGCCTACGGGCGCTAACCGCGCCGCCTGCTTGAAAACGAGCCAGCTCATCCTTTGCTGACCCATCAGACTTTTTTACAGCGCCACCCTTGCTAAACTCATCAAACCGGTAGCCGCCGTAGGTCAGCGGTGATGCCGAGATGGGTGCAGCGTAGCCGCCGGCCACTGTAGTGCCAGAGGTGGTGCCACCACCTGCCGCTATTTGACGGTCAGTCGCATCGCCCTCGATAACAGCGTCAGTCACCGTGCCCGTTGTCGTGCCCGTCGCTGCTGCTTGTGCAGGGGCAGCGCCACCAGCCAAGCTCGCGAGGTACGCCTGAAACTGCTTTCCCTCTGCCGTCTCTGGATTGAACACGCGAGCTGGGTCTGCTCCAAACTCACCCGACATCACCCGGTTGCGCAGGAGGTTGTAGGTGCTAGGGTTCCTCAGCGCAGGCGTTGCGCCGAGCATGTCGCGCAAGTTTCTGTCGATCAGGGATCGGTTCTGCGCAAAACGCTGAGAAGCCGACATCGTCCCGCCATAAGCTTGAATCTCTCTTGGGCTCAGCAGAGAGCGCGGACGAGAGGTCACGCTAGGCGGTGTCCACGTAAAGCCGGCGCCGGTTGCGGGCTTAAGTTTCGCAGCTGGGCTGTAGTCAAACTGACCGGGCATGCCGGGGATCGCGGTTCGTGGAGAGCTCGCCCTGAACGCCGTGTCAAGAGCAGGCTGCCCCGCAGCGAACATGTCAGGCTGCGTCGGCAGCTGAGCATACACCGTAGGCGCCGTGTAGGCCGGTGCGACAAAGGGCGCCGCAGGGTTGTACGTTTCGAGGAAGGTTGACACGCCACTCTGGCTACCGGTCGCCGCACTGCCTCGGGTGTCAATCGGATTGGTTACCGTGCCAGCGGCTGCCGGCTGATTCTCTGCTGCCTTGATAATGTTCTGCAGCTGCGTAGCGTTGTAGGTCGGAGTCACAGCTTTGACCATGTCGTCAACTGTCACGCCGGGGGCGACAACAACAGGCGGTGTTACAACAGGCGGTACAACGGGTGGTACAACAGGTGGTACAACGGGTGGTACAACAGGCGGAGCTATCGCCCGCTGCGTGAACAACACATTCGGATCAACGCCGGCCTTGAGCAGGTCATCAAACGAGTAGCCCCGCTCGGTCGCGTACTCCAGCATCTGAGCGCGCTCGGCAGCGTCAATGCCATCCTTCTGCAGGTTGGCAACGTAGTCACGGCCCTGCTTGTCCAGTATACCTCGACCGTCCTGACCCCGAGCCGTCAGGCGCTGCGACTCAAAGGCCAGATCGGGACTGCGCTCATAGGCAGAGGTCATGCCGGTGGGAGTAACAAACTTAGACTGCTCAATGGGGCCGGACACGGTGAAGATCTTGTTCAGCACCTCGTCCGCAACGCCCGCAGCGCGAAGGTCAGACGTACTAATGCCCGACTCAACCAGCAGGTTGTACGCATCAACGCCCGTTGGTGCGTTCGGGTTGGCAAGGTAGGCCGCCGCGTCCTTACGCAAATTAGCGTAGTAGTCGCCAACCGTCTGCTGACCCCCTGTCTCCATCGCCTTACGGTAGGCTGCCGACACGCCCGCTGCCGTGCCCTGCTGCTCAGCTGGGGTTGAGGCGGCACCAGAAATGTCTCTCATCACCATGTCGCTGACACCGCCGCTAACCGGCGCCATTGCCTGTTCTGG